AAGAATCTAGCAGATAAATATCTGAACAAGGTTCTTGAAATTATTGATGAGTATAGATATTGACTATGAAAATCCTTGGATCTATAATGGAAATCCTTTTACCAGTGCTGACATTGGAGACCATTATGGATTTGTTTATTTAATTGAAAATAAACTGAATGGTAGGAAGTACATAGGTAGAAAATACTTATGGCAATTCAGAACTCCAAAAGGTAAGAAACGAAAAGTAAAATCAGAATCTAATTGGAAGGATTACTATGGGTCTTGTCCGGAACTTAAAGAAGACATTGACAAATTGGGCAGAGAAAATTTTAGTCGAACTATCTTATCATTACATAAAACAAAGGGCAAAACAAACTACGAAGAGACACGACAACTATTTGTCCATAATGTCCTCACAGAAGGACTTGACGACGGAACTCCAAGATGGTACAATTCACAAGTCCTCAACAGATATTTCCGAAAAGATTATTATGGAAACAACGACTGAAGATATCGTCGCACATGTGAGGAGTTGGTCTCTTGACCGTGCTGCAGATATGAGTATTGATAAAGAGGATGCTCGTGCTATTCTTGCAGAGTTTTATGAGTGGATTGAACCAGAAGATGACGAACTGGAAATTGTTTCTCTGGAACCACAAGATTGACAAAAACTAAATAAAAACTTATAATGTTAAAATCCCTGTTATGAGCAGGGTTTTTTATTATGAGACTTTGAGGATTGATTTAGAGCCGTGGGCGCTGCCCCTGAGAAGGGGAACCTCTCCTTTGCCTATACGGATGTAGAGTTCTATTAATTTTAATGCAAAACTGCTTTACTGTAGCCCTCTTGCCTCTTCTGGCAACGGTTACAACCACAACGGCAACACTGCCATCATCTGCTATTGCTCCTTCTTATTCCATTATTAAGGAGTTTGAAACAGAGAAGACAGCAATCCGCGAGGTTGCTCCCGAAAAGCCAAAAGAGAAAAGGCTAATTTGTAAAGGGTGTAATGAACATGAGAATACAGCCCTGGCATATTTCCAGGATCTTGGTATTAAAGACAGAAACGCCCTTGCTACCATCATGGGTAACATTCGTCAGGAATCAACTTTTATTCCTAACATCTGTGAAGGTGGTAGCAGAACCAGTTGGAATAACTGCGGACGCGGTTATGGACTGATTCAATGGACATCTGCCGATCGTTATTATGGATTGGGTGATTTTGCTAGAAAGACTGGTGGTAATCCATCATCTATTCACACGCAACTTGGTTATCTAACAACTGAGGTTCAATGGCAACGTATCGCAGATAGAATGAAAGTTCCTGGTAAATCTATCGATCGTTACATGGACTATGCGTATAGTTGGATTGGTTGGGGACATCATGGTGCCCGCACTTCGTATGCCTATGATTATGCTAACCGACTGATCACGGTAGAAGTTTGATAAAATAGAATATACAATAAAATAATAAATATAGGGGAGGTCTGCAGCACTCCCCTTTTTTAGTAGAATGAAGACATTTAAACATTTCATATCAGAAGCATACCTTATTGTAGAAAAGCGTGGTGGAGAACCAAAGTATAGTGATGAACATGCAAATATAAATTTCTATAACCATTTGGTATCCTCTCCAGAAGTACGAGAGTTAATACGTAAGAAAGATTTTGATGGTGTTAATCAAGTGATTGCACAAGAATTGGAAAGTGCAAAAACTGATCCAGAGCACCCACTACATTTCAATAACGCATCAGACGAAGGATTTTCTGGTAAAAAGAAAACTGCAGGACATGAAAATGCCTATTATTCAGAAATAGAAAGAGCAGTTCCTGGATTTTTAAGTTTAGTTCAAAGTAAGAAAGGTGGAAATATTGCATCAAAGGGATGGGTTGGTAGAGTTTCTGGTGGAGAACATGAAGCATCCAAACCATCATGGAAAGGAAACGTAAAAGGTCAAGGAAGATTTGATTACGTATTTTCTGATCCAGAAGACCCTAAGAAACAGCACCGTGTAAGCGGAAAAGATTATCGTGGTTCTCAGGCAGGTTCTGCTCAAGCAGACCAGGCAACTGCAACCCTTGAGAGAGGAGTACAAGTTGCTGCACAGCAACAAGTTAAGAGTATCCTGGCAAATAAACCAAAGAAGAAGGCAGGAGAAACTGATCAAGAATATAAAGAAAGAGTAGCACAGTTAAAGGTAGATGCCAGAAAAAAAGGAAAAGAAATAATTTCAACAAGTCAAGAAACTCTTAATAGAATTAAAGAGTTGATGTCTTCTACCAAAGGAATGTCTCCCGAACAACAAAAGGATGTTTATACTCAAGTTCAAGCAGAGATTGATGGGTTAGAGAAAAAAGTCCCTGGAGTTCAACGTGCTGCTGGACAAGAGATGGTAAAAGGCACAGGACAATTCACTAAGAGTAAAACTGCTCAATCTATGTGGACCACTGGTGGTAAAGGTGCTTCCTTTAGAGATCCTAGACAGCAATCTGTTGGATTGAGAGCAAGAGCTGGGAAAGGTAAGGGTAGAGAGATGGCAGTTGCTGGAGATATTCAAGCAGCAGCTAAAGAAAAGGCAGCACAGAAAACAAGACAATCATCCTTTGCTCTTTTCAATCGTCAAGCACAAGCAGCTCATGCAAAAACTGCAGCAGAACTAGAGCAACAAACGGTACAAACTGCAAATGATCTAGAAGCAGCAAAAGCATCTGCTGCTGATGCAACTAGAGTAACAAAACCAGATGGAACTCCAGTTCCTAGAAAGAATGCGTTCTTCCTTCAAAATAATCCTGTTGCGGCACAACAGCACGCAGATAAGCAAGCAGCAGCTGCACAAAACGTTCAGGCAGCTCAAGATGCTCATGATAATGCCGTAACAACGCACCAGACCCACCTGAGCACCCCTCCAACGCCCGTCACGCCAGAGAAACCAAAAGCAGCACAACCAACTCAACCAGTGCCTGTTCCCGCCCCACAACCCACACAAGCACCTACAGCAGTACCACAACCCACACAAGCACCTACAGCATCAGCATCAGCACCAACACAACCACAGCAAACGACACAACCAGCACCACAAGAAGATCCAAAAGAAAAGAGAAAAAGAGCATTGGAACAAAGGATGGCAGCGGCAGCACAAAGAAATAATTTAGAGTAATGTAATAAATACAGAGGAGTGTCGCTACTCCTCTTTTTTTATGTTTAATTTTAACTTCGGAAAGAAGAGACCAGATCAGAAGCAAATAATCATTATAAGCGTCATACTTAGTGGTATTGTAGCGACACTCTCTCAATGCACTGGAGCGCCTCAGGAGCGCCTCTGGGACCTTCTAGATGAGGTTCAGAGGACTTTGTTCCCACAGACCATAATCAATGATGTTCTGCTTAAGGATCCAGGAATTGTTAAAAGAAGAGTTGAGCGTGACGTTGATAAAGCAATCAGAGATTATGAACGCTTGACAGGGGACTCTGGAACACCTAGAATACCTTTGCCCCGGTTGATAGAGAAGGAGCTCGATACTTCTAAGTGTTATACTGAAGAGTGTAAAAAACTTGGAGGAGAAATGAGACTTTGTTCACCATGGGTTGACACCTGTAAAGGTGAGTGATAGATTAAGATTCTTGTGGAGGATTGGCAGAGTGGTTTAATGCAGGGGATTGCTAATCCCCCGATACATGATACAATGTATCCGTTGGTTCAAATCCAACATCCTCCGTATGGGAGATTAGCTCAGTGGTAGAGCAATGTGCTGATAACGCAGAGGTCGGTGGTTCAAATCCACCATTTCCCACTTGACAACCCATATCTAGTTTGATATGATTGTCTCATGAGCGGTGAGGGTCCAAACCTCATATAAGTCTCACCCCTCCCATGCCTCTCATAGAAGCACAAACAGGGAGGTCTCTTGGGGCAGCAGCATGACGGATCATGCACCATCCTTCTAAGATGTAAGATGGGGGTTCAAATCCCTCCTGCCCTGTTTAATAGTTAAATAATATAAATAATATTATATTTCCTCTGGTCTATATGGATAAACAAAAGTTAATAGAATACATTGAAAGTGGAATGTCAACTACTCAAATATCCAAATTAGAAAATAAAGGAAAGACAACTATCAGGTATTGGTTGGATAAGTATGAATTAAAAACTAAAAATAAATCCTTCAAAGAAGGATATGTAGAAAATCCAATATTAAGAATTGATGGAAAACCAATTCAAAGTTGTGCTAAGTGTGGAGTTTCATTAAATGAAGAAACTGGATATTGGAGAGAAAGCAAACAATTATGGCAAGCAAATTGTAAAAAATGCCAAAACAGATATTCAGTAGAGAGGTGGAAAAATAATAAAAAGAGAGCAGTTGAATATAAGGGTGGTGAGTGTGAAAGATGTGGATACAATAAATGTATTGATGCATTGGAGTTTCATCATATTGACCCAACTCAAAAAGATAAAAATTTTGGTAATATTAAAATAAGAAAATGGGAAGACCAGAAAAAAGAACTTGATAAATGTATATGTGTATGTGCCAATTGTCATAGGGAGATACACGCAGAACTTAGACTTGACACCATTCCAGAACTGGTGTAATATATAAAAACGATAGAGGGTAAGTCTCTGTTATATCCTTATGAGATATATCACGCTTACTCCATCAAATCGTAGGAAGTGCAATCCCTCTCGCTGGTTATGCTGGATGATGGAAAAGGTGATTCTGTCCGCACATAGAGATCCCTCCTACCACCAAGTCGTTGTGGCGGAATTGGTAGACGCGCTGGGTTTAGGTTCCAGTAGATTAATCTGTGAAGGTTCAAGTCCTTTCAACGACACTTGACAATCAAACTTAAATAGTTTATGATTGTCTCATTGCGAAAGTAACTCAACGGTAGAGTCCCTGCCTTCCAAGCAGGTTGTTGCGAGTTCGAATCTCGTCTTTCGCTCTTGGTAGTCCTTAGCGATTAACTAGGTAGACGCCAAAGGAAGTTAAGTCAAAGAATCGAGACAAGCAGACAATGCCCTTTGAACTGGTGTAAGTCCAGTAACTTCCTCATAATGGGGTGTAGCTCAGCGGTAGTAGCGGGATGCTGTTAACATCTAGGTCGCAGGTTCGATCCCTGCCGCCCCAGTTGGAAGGACTGGAAATGTCTGGGACTTCCTACTAAATCCTAGGGGATTCTTCTAGGTCGGGGGATTGATCACCCCTGCTCGTCTGCCCGATGACCCAGCAAGTGAAGGGACCTGATTTACACTCAGACATCGACGGGAGCGTTACCTGTATCGGGCATACTTAATAAATAAAAATAAAATAAAAAAAAATACCATGGAAAAACTATACAAAATTTTATCAGATACTCAAGCTGCTTTATTTGTTCTTTTCCAAAAAACTTGGGTATATCATTGGCATATTACTGGACCTGATTTTTATCAAGTTCATACTCTGTTTGGAGATCAATATACTGCTCTCTTTGAGGAGGTAGATAGAGTATCTGAGCATATTCGTTTTCTTGGCGCAAAACCAATCAGTGCTCTTTCTAGAGTTTCCGAAGTTTCAAGAATTTCAGAAGCAAAGAGTGGTCTTTCTGAAATGCAAATGATCAAAGATCTTCTTAGTGATCATGAGACAATTGTTAAGATGTTTGCTGAAGCTGCAGTAATTGCTGAAGAACTAAAATCAAGAGGAACTGTAAATATGCTTGATGATTTAAACGAAGCACACGGTAAGTATATTTGGTTCTTAAGATCATTTACAGAATGAGGATGAATACCAATGATTTCTATAAGATGCAAAGATTGCAATAAAGAATTAACAGGACATCCTACTAAAACTATAACTTGTGGATGTCCAAACATGTCAACAATACGTGGAGATAAGATTTCTGCTGTTGACTTATCTCGTATTGTTATGTTAAACTCCATGCAGAAGGAACAAAAAAATGTTCTGACCTCTCAAGATATTGCTTGGCAGGAAGCACGTAGACAACGTAAAGTACGTCGTTTAGATTTTGAAGTCCGTTGAGGACTTATTGGAAAGGTGTCCGAGTGGTTTAAGGAAACGGTCTTGAAAACCGTCGTGTTAATAGCACCGTGGGTTCGAATCCCACCCTTTCCGTTTTAAGAAATACAACAAATTTAACAATCTCTTCAGCAGTGTTAAGATATCAACACAAAATGTTGACGATGAAAGTTCTCTGATTAGTATATAATAGTACTATCATTCAAAATTTATGGACCAACATACCTATAATAATTGGGTGAAGATCAAGGAGACTTTTGAAACCTCTGGCAACACAGATAATATGTTTTACAAAAGAGCAGTTGAAATTGTAAAAACAAAAAGAGATCCTCTTGCTAAGTTTCTTGGAGATGAAAAGTGATGGATCCTCAAGACGAATTCATCACACGTTCTGAAGTTCAGGAGATGATTGATGCAGCAATACGACGACACAACCGTAATGCTTCTATCATTAGTATGTGCGTCGGTTGGGTGGTTCTTGCTTTATTTGCTGAGGGACTTTTGAGATTGATTGGAGTTATTCCTCCTTTACTGCCATGGCTCAAAATTACTCTGAACTAATATTCTTAGTTCCTTGGTTTGTTCTTGTGGTGATTGGATTTACAATGTTTGTACAAGGATGGATGATTATGAATGCTCATCATGGATATTCCAAAAGTCCAAAAATTAAACATCCAGAGTTAAATAATGTAAGAGCAGGAGATCCTTTACTCGTGGTAAGATTTTCGGAAGAAGATTTAGAAAAACTACAAGAAAGAATTCAAAAACAAAAAATGGAAGAATTGTTTGAGGAACCATCTACTTATGAGGATGAGGAAGATGAGTAACAAAATATATACTGCATTGACAGTATTTGGAATTATTGGATTATTTGTTATATGGGGATTAAACCACGCATATCCACAATAGGAGTTACTGCATGAAGATTTTTTTAGATACAGCTGACGTTTCACTGATTAAATCAGCATACGAAACAGGATTATTGGATGGTGTCACTACAAATCCATCACTTATCCTTAAAAGCGGCAGACAACTTCTAGAAGTTATAGAAGAGATTTCATCTAAGTTTAAAAACTTAGAAAGTATCTCTGCGGAAGTTGTTGCGGATACGTCTGAGGAAATGCTTTCTCAGGCAGAAAAGTATTATACAATTGCACCAAACGTTACGATTAAAGTTCCTTGTACAGTTGAGGGACTTAAGACTTGCAAGTTTCTTTCCGATAAAGGAATTAAAACTAATGTAACTTTGGTATTCTCAGTCGCACAAGCAATTCTTGCATCCAAAGCAGGAGCAACATTTATCTCACCATTCGTTGGAAGATGGATGGACAATTCAATTGATGGAATTGAATTGCTCAAGAATATTCGTAAAGCATTTGATTATTCCGGAACAAAAACGCAAATTCTTGCAGCATCTCTTCGTGATGTTAGACAAGTTGAACAATCTGCACTCATGGGAGCAGATGTGGTTACAATACCTCCAGTTGTTTTCTGGGCAATGTATAAGAATATTATGACTGAAAAGGGACTGGAGTTATTCCAGAAAGATTGGGATGAAGTTCTTAAATCAAAAGAATGAAAAAGGAGCATCAGTGTTGGAATTTCATAATGTCTTCATTCACAAGATCATATGGGGTAAATAGAGTGATGATTGAACAGAAATTTCACGAAATTGCTTTACAATGGTGCGATGATAATAATTATGTTTGCAATATTCATTTAGATGATTTGAATAAAGTTGATGCATATTTCAGAAATATTTACGACAACTGGGAGAACTAAATGAAAGTAGGATTAATCGGTTTAGGACGAATGGGGGAAGGAATGTCCCGTCGTATGATGAAAGCAGATATCGAAGTGTGGGGATACCGCAGAAATTATGAAAAGGCAAATGAAGCATTTGAAAAAGGATATGTGAATGGAATTGCTACAACTATTGAAACTTTAGT